ACACTCCATGCCACTACTTACAACCAGATACAACCATATGATACCATTTGATAATGTTCGTTTTTGTCTAATATTTACCGAACATTACCGAACATTACACCACTAAAACCGAACATTACCTTTTTTATAAGGATATAAAACCGAACATTAGGGATTTCCCTAACTTGCTAAGACTCAACGCAACACGAACAACTGGTTTCACCGACACATGTGTCCACTACAAACACGCACCATAACACGTTATCAAAGACTCAGCGCAACACAACTAACTGGTATCAATTTGGTGGTATTAATTTAGTTTCTCAGTAATGTGTTAGGGATTTCCCTAACTGAATATTGGATTTTATTTAGGCACAAAAAAACCCCCACAGATTTCTCTGTAGGGGCTAAAGTATTACTTAGTTATTTTCATTAGCATCATAGATATCAGCAAAAGCTTGATCTATTTTTTTGAAAAC